GTAAATAGACATAAATACAAATTACTAGTTTACCCAAACATAGTAGACAACAAACAAAATCTGTTATATAATTAGAACACTCGGTTTACACTTTGACGTTATGAAAAGTGGGTAGATGGTTACCATATCCATCAGGCGCATACGATCTTGCCGTACAGACCCGTATAGGGAGACTTAAAAAATCGTAGGGCAGAACCTGACTGTCCATATAGAGACAAGTAGGACAGAACCTTAAACTCATAGTGGGGCTTGGTAGTGCGAGTAGCCGCTAATCTTTTTAGAACACCCTAGCCAAACATCGCATTATTGAGTTTACATACTCCTAGTTCTTTAATTATTATATTTTATTAGAGCATCTAGGGTGTTCCTTTGGTTGACAAATAAACTCAATTCATGTATAATCTATTACTATGAAAAAGATACCTAAATTAATTAGAGATGGGGAAGTAGCAGTACTATACTCACCTAGTTATGGTGCGGGCTGGTATACATGGAACTATGAACACCCTGAAATTATTTTTGATCCTGGTATTGTTGATTTAGTTGAGAATGAAAAATGGGATGAACTAAATACCTATACTGAATTAAAGTATCCAGACATCTATAAGGGTGGAATGAGTGACTTGAAAGTAATGTGGTTACCAGAAGGTACACTATTTAGAATAAATGAATATGACGGTAGTGAATCAATAGAGTTAAAAGAAAACGACAATTGGTTAGTTGCGTAAAAGGATAAGATATGCCAGCAGTATTTTTAGTTAGTGATACACACTTTGGTCATACCGGAGTATGTCATTTTACAAACAAAGATGGTTCAAAGATGCGACCATGGACTGATCCAGATGAGATGGATGACGAAATGGTCAAACGATGGAATGCGACAGTACGTCCTAACGATAAAGTTTACCACTTGGGAGATGTTGTTATAAATCGTAAATCATTAAAGACATTGCATCGGTTGAATGGTGATAAGGTTTTGATTCGTGGTAACCACGACATTTTCCGTGATGATGAGTATAGGGAATACTTCCGTGAACTACGTGCATATCATGTTCTGAACGGAATGATATTAAGTCATATTCCATTGCATGAAGATAGTTTAGGTCGTTTCGGCACAAACATTCATGGCCACTTGCACGCCAATCGTGTACGTAAGCCTCGTGGGTTTGATGCTAAAACTGGCACTATGTTATACAGTGATGAAATTGACGCAAGGTATCATTGTGTCTGTGTTGAACACACTGATTTTAGACCTATACTATTTGAGGATGTTATCAAACGAATCAAAGAAGAAGGTGGCTCAGTGGGGTTTAAGAATGGCAATGGACCCACAATGTAAATAGGCCCTAGTGGCCTATTTCCCTAATCTATTGATATTTTAACATATAAACTGTATAATAAATATTCAATGATTAAGTATTTGCTAATATTATTTTTATTACCGATTCTGTGTTTTGCTAAACCAACAACTGTAATATACAATATTACATCTGACCAAGTTATAGATGGTTCGTTAAACAGTACGGAAGTCAGAGTTGCAAGTATTACTAAACTATTGACAATTTACACTGTATTAGTATCCAACCAAGATTTGGATGAAAAATTAACAGTAACATCAAAGAAACTAGTCAACACCAAACTAACTCAAGGAATGAAATTAACTAGAAAAGAGTTAATCAATATGGCTTTGATTAGTAGTGATAATGTAGCCGCTGTTACTTTGGGCGAGAACTATCCGGGAGGATCAAGCTATTTTGTTCAGCAAATGAATTTTCATGCTAAAGAGTTGGGTATGACTAATTCTGGATTTGTTGAACCTACCGGGTTGAGTGCTATGAATTTTAGCACAATATCCGATATTGTACATTTAACCAAAGCCGTTAGTGAGTTTGATATAGTACAACTAGCCGCACAGTCAAATAAACTTATCACTAACCCAGATGTACCTTCATCAAAGAAGAAGCAAAAGCCCACTAAAGTGAGCAAGCAAAACTCAATAGTTAATAATCCCACAAGTGTCTTTTTTGGGCGTGAGGGTTTGATGGCTATTAAAACAGGGTTTACCAATGCCGCAGGGTTCTGCATTACTATGCTAGTCAGGGCAAATGGTAAGTTGTACAACATAGTAGTTTTAGGTGCTAAGACAAAACAAGAACGACAGCAACTAGTTGAAAAAAGTTTGAAGTTAATTTATAACACATAATATTAGTATTTTATGCGTTGTGTATAAATACATTTATAATGTTACACTTCATCAAAGACCTCACACACCAATTACTAAGTTTCATTAAAGATGATCCTGTACGCCCTGAAATCCCTGCTGATTTTAGAGTCAGTAATGGTCGAATGGTAGCGGCATTAACTGATGAGTTTGAAACTAATCCTGAAGCAATGGTGTGCATTAGTTTTCATGATTTTGTCCCTCAAGATGTAAATGATTTGAATAGTACTACTGTAGTTCCTACTACCGCAGTATTTTATACTATCTGGAGTTACAAGGCAGGCAAGGGTAGAGAGCTATTAATTCAAGCTGTGCGTGAAATACAAAGGTCACATCCTAGTGTCACTAGATTTGTAACATTGAGTCCTAAAACTGAAATAGCTAGACGGTTCCATTTAAAGAACGGTGCTATTGTTTTCCGTGAAAATGTTGATACTGTCAATTACGAATACGCACAACCAGAAGCTAAAGAAACTGCACAATAAATAGTGTGTGGATATAAAATACTTCTATCAAAATAATCAATACAATAACAAACATGAGGTTATTATAACCTCATTTACCAATGCGGTTTCTAAAATCATTGAATTACCTGATACTTTAGAGGTTTGTTTATATCCCTTACCTGATAACGTGTATGGTGGAATAGATGCATTACATGTAAACCGTATAGGGATCAATTACGATTTACCATTTGAACGTATACCTAAAATACTAACACATGAATTGATTCATGTAAATCAAAAACATCTAGGATACTTAAGAATCAATTCTAAAGGAATGTGCTATTGGCACGGAATCCCGTATACTAGCAAATTACCTGAGGACATGACACATCAAGAATATACTAATTTACCTTGGGAAATTGATGTAGAAATGAGAATAAAAGATATTTATTCTAGGGCCCTAGGGTTAGTGACAGTTGACAATTAATCACTTTGGGACTATAATTAGTCTTTGCTCAATAAAGGTGATTATGAATAAAGTACAATCGTATAAAATCAAATACACACCTATAAAAGGTGAAATGAAAGCAAACAGACGCAAAATTAATAGTACTCTATACTGGGTAGAATATAGTTTCGATATTCACGATATGAGCAAACTATTAATGAGTACTAGCAATTTAAACGAAAAGTATATACTTATGGACCTGCTAGATGTAGCAGAGAGAAAGAAAAACTGGCATTTCAGACAAGAAAACTTTAATCTTAGCAAAGCAAGCGAATTGCTTCAAGCATTAATAAAGATTCACGGTTGACAAAAAGTAAACGAAAGTAGTACACTTTTTGAGTACAAAAGTACTCATTTTTGAGTACTAGGTGCTTCAAAATCGATAGAATTATTGGAAGTGAATACTGATAAGCAAGTAGCGAAATTATCCTAAGTTAGTACTAACTAACTTACAGAATAGCCGAAATTTGACAATAAATGGACTTTCCTGTATAATTCATCTATGAACTCAAAAATCAACCGCAAGCGCAGAACTGACAGAAATCAAGTTATTTACTATATCCAAGATACAGTAACACTTGAGTATTATATCGGTTTGACCGCTATGTGCTTTGCAGGTAATGTTCGTAAGACACTAACCCGTCGTATGCAGAAACATATGCAACGTGCCTTGACAGAAAACAAAAACTGGGGCCTGTCACATGCTTTACGTGAACGAGGTGCCGAGCGTTTTATATTCGGAGTCGTTGAAGTTATTCGAGGCAAACGTCCTGCTCATGCACGTGAGACAGAATTAATTAACACAATGCAACCAGCATTAAACACATTTGGAGTGAAATAATGAACGAAAGAATTGCAGAATTTAGGAAGCAATGTATTGTACGTGAACAACGTGGTACTAATGCTTTTGACAGTTACATGGTAGATCGTTTTGATACAGAGAAATTTGCCGAGCTAATTATTTTAGAGTGCGCTAAGGTAGTTCTTGAAGATCCAGAAAAGACCGGTGTTCGCATGTACTTTGATGAAAAGATTGCCGCTTATGTAATTAAGAAACATTTTGGGATGTGATTATGAATAAAGATATTGAAAGCCTTTTTAAACAAGCCAGTGGTTATATTGAAATTGATGAGAATGGTAATCGTTTCACTTATACCTATGACTTTGACCCTGAGCAATTTGCTAATTTGATTATTAAAAATTGTATTCAAACATTAGTCAATCATGGGTATACTGATGCGGCAACTGTTTTAGAAAAAGAATATGCCGAAGATTGGCAACCTTATAAATTTCCGGAGATTTGAAATGGGATTCTTTAGTTGGCAATGTGCAAAATCAAACAAGCCAGTAATGGCAGAAGTTGCTGTCAAAGGTAGTCCATGGCAGTTTGCTAGTGAAGTGGTTGTACTATTTAAAAATGGTGATCGTATTACAGGCACTTATGATGGTTATGGCCGAGTTGACGGATTTGAGATGGTAGACTATCCCGAGGATCGATGGCGAATGGTCATCAAGGATTTCTACGATGGTGAAACATTTGACCAACTATCACAGAACAAATATGATCGTGGTCAAGGTTTCTTTTATAGTGATGAAGAACTTACAGAAGAATTTGGAGTAAAAAATGCAAGCAATTAGTAATTTTGTTATTGTAATGTTGCCCGTTATTATAATGGGTTTGGCAATCTTATTGAAAGATGGTTTCTGATGAAATTTACTGATACTATTCAATGGGTAGGTGCAGTCTTTATTATCATTGGACATATTTGTAATGCGATGGGTCCTAGTGTATACCCCTACAACATTGTAGCATTCACGTTGGGTACTATTGCATTTATGACATGGACTATTCTTGTAAAAAATCGTCCACAATTAGTTGTCAATGTAGTAGCAATCACAACCTGCATTATTGGATTAGTTAACGCCTGGGTATAAAACCTATAATTAAGTTGACAAAATTCTAAAAGTATAGTATAATATATACTGTAGGAGCCTATGATGACAGAAGAAAAAAAGTTAAAAGTGATTTTTGCTCCGGGGTGCTTTGATAGTTTTGATGGCACCCAGGAGGAACTAGATGAATTGGTTCAATCCATAAACCAAATGGTAGAGAATCCTGATGAGTTGATGGCTAATTCTAGGGAAGTAAATTTGGATGAATTGGATGATGAGTTGCTGGAAGTCTTAGGTAGCCAGCTTGAAAAAATAATGGATGATTCTGACAGAAAGTTACACTAATGCCTTGGATTGAAAATGTAGCCGCCGCTGATATACCTACAAGGTTCCATCACGAGGCTGGAGAGAATAGTATGCTGATCAGCATTGTTGATCCAGCAAGCTGGCGTCCTACTCCTGCCCACAAGTTCAAAGAACAACATAACTTTGAATTCTTGGATGTAGAAGAAAAAGACGAAGTATTGGAAGAAGAAATGAAGTGTAGCCAAGAACAGGCTAATGAACTTGTTCGACTACTCCAACATGCCAAAGATAATAGAATGAATGTAGTGGTTCATTGTTATGCAGGTATCTGCCGCAGTGGTGCAGTTTGTGAAGTTGGTGTCATGATGGGCTTTGAGGACACTGGCAGATTCCGTAGTCCTAACTTACTGGTTAAGCATCGCATGATGAAAGCATTGGGTTGGACCTACGATGAAAATGAAAAGCCAAACATTGATGATTGGCGAACATTTAAGAATTGTTGAAGAATGTGAGAAATTCAAAAATGAAAGAAAAAGAAGAAATTATACATGACATGTGTTTGTCATATCGCCATGATTATGGTTTAAGAAAAGAGCCAGGTGAACCAAATTGGACAGCAGGCATGACTGAGCAGGATGCCAAAATGCTTTACAAAACAATGGAACAAATATATAATAACAACATTGAACCTTTTCTTGAACATTATAAAAATTTAGCAGGAGTTAAAAATGCACCTAAGTCACGTAAACGAAGCATTCGATCATAAAATTACCAGTGGTTCCGAGCATTGCTGGGCTTGCTATCCAGACGCACGATACTTGGATTATGAAAGTGATTTTGCTCATGTGTCAGTTTTGTACAGCACAGTTTCACAAGAGATTTATTCAGCCGATGTTTCTGTTAAACGTGAAGCATGGGATGAAGATAAAAAACCATATCGTTGGTTGAATTCTGAATACAAACACTTGTATTATGCTGAGGCAGAAAAACGCAATATTCATCCTAACAAAGCATGGGATGATACTGATTGGGTTGATTTAGAAGTTGAGGAAGATTTCTTAGAAAAAGCTACTGCTATTTTTAATGGGCAACCTTTTGATAATCGTGTTCAAGTTCCGTTGGATCTTGATGATGATTTAATTATTCACTTGGCAATGGAAGCACATAAGCGTGATATAACATTAAATAAAATGGTTGAAGAAGTATTGCGTAATGTGATTA